AATCTATGAAAAATAAACTTACAGATTATAGAAATTAATGAAGAAAAAAGCAGTTATAGTAAGTGGTTATTTTAATCCTATTCATAAAGGACATATTGAATATTTTCATAATGCTAAATCATTAGGTGGAGAACTTTGGGTTATTGTTAATAATGATAGACAAAGAGAATTAAAAGGTTCAAAAGAATTTCAAAAAGAAGATGAAAGATGTTTAATAGTTACTGAGTTAACAGTAGTAGATAGATGTATATTATCTTTAGATGAAGATAGAACTGTTGTAGAATCACTAAAAACGATACATAAACAGTTTAGTCATGAATACGATTTATTTTTTGCTAATGGAGGAGATCAAAATAACGAAAGTATACCAGAAAGCGTGATTTGTGACGAATTAGGTATTACATTGATAGACGGATTGGGTGATAAAATACAATCAAGTAGTTGGTTATTAAATAAATAATATGAAAATAGGTTTATGTGGTACAATGAGTGTAGGTAAAACTACATTAGTTAATGCTTTAAAAGAAACAAAACAATTTAAAAAATATAATTTTGCTACTGAACGTAGTAAATATTTAAGTGATTTAGGTATTCCATTAAATACAGATTCAACATTAAAAGGACAAACTGTATTTTTAGCTGAAAGATGTGCTGAGTTAATGAATAATGATATTATTACAGATAGAACTGTAATTGATGTCATGGCATTTACTATGAATGCTAAATCAATTGGACATTATGATAAGGAAATATTTGAAAGTTATGCTAAAGAATTTATTAGAGAATATGATTATATTTTTTATATTTCTCCTCATGGTATTCCTATGGAAGATAATGGTGTAAGAGAAACAGATGAACATTATAGGGATATAATTGATTTTACAATTACTACTCTTATTAAGAAATATGGGCATATGGCTAATAAGATTGAAAAAATATCTGGATCTACTGATGAACGTGTAGAGCAAATATTAAAGTTTACAAATCTTTAACATATTTATAATAAAACCCTTATTATAATGAAAAGATCTGAGTTAAATAAATTTATTAGAGAACAAATTATTTCCGTTTTATCTGAAGCTACGGATGAAGAACTGAAAAACCAGGAAGAATATAATAAAGAATTAGAAAAAACTATTCAATTAAAAAAAGAAGCTGGTATAGAGGAGGATGAGGAAAAAGAACCAACTAAAAAAGACCTAAAAAAAGGTGCTGGTAGTTTAACTAGATTAGGTTATCAACTTGCTGATGTTCAATCTGAAATGAGATCTTTAGCTAGAGAATATTCTAAGGCTGAAGGTGAAGAAAAAGAAGAACTATTAAAAAAGTTAAAAGAAAAAACTAAAAGAAAAAAAGAGCTTGAAAAGGCAATAAATAAATAATGGGATCAAGAGAAAGGGTTATATATATTTTAAAAATTTTAGTTCTAATTAGCATTGTTATTTGGCTTTTATATAACAATAAAGAGGATTACGTAGACGATTATAATAATAAAATTAAAGCATTAGAAGCTAAAGTAGATTCACTGCACTCTATAAATGATAATTTAACATATAAAATAGATACTTTAAATGTTCAAATTAATTCTTTAGATAAAGAAATAGTTAATCAAGATAATTTAATTAAAAATTTAAGAATAAAAACTAATGAAAAAGTTAAAGCTGTTGATAATTTTAATGATGATGAGCTTTATCAGTTTTTCACAGAACGATACAGACAGTACCTCGATTCGATTAGAAAAACCGATAGTAAAACTAGTAATTAAGGATTTAATTACTGGTGATGAAGCTAAAGAGGAATTAATATTATCATTTAAAAAATTTGAATTATTAGAACAAAAAATAGTATTAAAAGATAGTGTTATTTTTAATTTAAATACTCAGATAGATAATATTAGGAGTATTGTAATGACTAAAGACGACCAATTAATTTTATCTCAAGAACTAACTGCAAGATTAGAAAAAGATTTAAAAAAACAAAAACTAAAAACTAAACTAATGGGTGGAGCAGGCGTAGCAGCTGTTGTTATTGTTTTTTCACTTTTAAATTAGTATGGCTGAGGATTTAAAAAAAGTAATAAGGACAGAATACTTAAAATGTGCTAAAGATCCAGTACATTTCATGAAAAAGTATTGTTATATCCAACATCCACAAAGAGGTAGGATTCAATTTAATTTATATCCATTTCAAGAAAAGGTGCTTAAATTAATGAGAGATAATCCTTATAGTATTATCTTAAAATCAAGACAGTTAGGAATTTCTACATTAACAGCTGGTTATTCTTTATGGATGATGTTATTTGCTAAAGATAAAAATATTCTTTGTATAGCAACAAAACAGGAAACAGCTAAAAATATGGTTACTAAGGTAAAATTTATGTATGAAAATTTACCTTCATGGCTTAAAGTAGATGCGGCTGAAAATAATAAATTAAATTTGCGGCTTATAAATGGTTCACAAATTAAAGCAACTTCTGCAAGTAGTGATGCTGGTAGATCAGAAGCAGTTTCTTTGCTACTAATTGATGAGGCAGCTTTTATTGATAATATTGGTGAGATATGGGCTTCGGCTCAACAAACATTAGCAACTGGTGGTGGTTGTATTGCTTTAAGTACTCCTTATGGTACTGGAAATTGGTTCCATCAAACATGGACAAGAGCAGAAGCAGCAGAAAATGAATTTTTACCTATTAAATTACCTTGGTATGTACATCCTGAAAGAGATGAAGCTTGGAGAAAACGACAAGATGAATTACTAGGTGATCCTAGAATGGCAGCTCAAGAATGTGATTGTGATTTTAGTACTTCTGGTGATATTGTGTTTTACCCAGAATACATAGAATACTATGATAAAACTTTTATTAAAGATCCTTTAGAAAGAAGAGGGGCTGATCAAAATTTATGGGTTTGGGAATCTCCAGATTATAGTAGATCTTATATGGTA